AGAAGCATATAATAAGGCTTATAATGACCGTATGTTAAAAAAACTAGCAGTAGCATATGTTAAAAAACAATGGGGTAACAATCTTAAAAAGTTTGGTGGTATGCAGTTACCAGGCGGTATCACAATGAACGGTCAACAAATCTTCGAAGAAGCTGTAAATGAGATTAAAGAGATTGAGCAATACATTGAGACAACATACCAGGCACCACCTCAGTTTCTTGTAGGATAATATGGCAGTCAACCGTTACATAAACAACTATCCATCACAAGAAAGAATAACAAACGAATATCTCGTTATGGAAGACATCGTAGTTGAATCCATACAGATGATGGGTCATAATATCTATTATGTTCCTAGAGAATCATTTGATGAAGGTGATATGGTCTTTGGTGAGTATTCCAAAAGTGCATTTAACAAAGCATACCTTATTGAAGCCTATCTCTCCAATGTCACCGGGCATGAGGGTCAAGGTGATTTCTTCTCCAAGTTCGGACTAGAGATCAGGGACACAGATACGTTCGTCCTTTCACGTAGGTCTTTTCTTAATATACTACCAGGTTCTATTAGAATGAGACCGCAAGAAGGCGACCTTTTATACGTTCCTGTTCTTCATAAGATGTATGAGATTAAGTTTGTTGAACAGGAACTAATGTTTCACTCCATCGGTAAAAGATTACCATTTGTTTATGAGTTGAGATGTGAGGCATTCCGTGGTACACAAGAACCAATAAACACAGGTATTGATGAAATAGATCAAGTAGGTATTGATAATAACTATAGTATATCATTAATACTATCTAATTCTATATCAAATAATTTGGATTATTTATTAGGTGAAGAAGTATTTCAATCCTCTAATGGTAATTGGAATGGTGCATCGGCTCATGCTACAGTTAAGCAATGGTTTTCTTCAAACACCACTCTATGGTTGTATAATATTGTAGGTGATTTCCAATCCAGTGCTAATGTTATAGGTAATACCAGTCAAGCAATATATAGTGTTATATCAATGAATGACTACGATCAATCAAGTTATAATTTGACAGACAATGAAGAAGTATATACTGATGCTGGTATGATACTTGATTTATCCGAAACCAATCCATTTGGAACACCATAATGTTAGGTAATAGTCCGTTTTATCACCATTTGACACGTAAAGCAGTTGTTCTTTTTGGACGTTTGTTTGATGATATTACATTGATTAGGAAAAACGATCAAACTGGCGAAGAGACCAATCGTTTTTTAGTACCTATCATTTATTCACCAAAAGAGAAGATGGTTACTCGTATCTTTTCCGATCCAGATTTATTGCGTTCAGTTCAAGTTATTCTTCCTAGAATGGCATTTGAGATTACTGGTATTACCTACGATGCCACAAGAAAGCAAAACTCTTTATTGCGGGCAGCTAAGGCCAATACAACCACGCATGTTTCAGCATCTTATATGGGTGTTCCATATGACATCAATTTTCAGCTAAACATATATGCAAGAAACATTGACGACGGTACACAGATTGTGGAACAAATTTTACCATTCTTTAATCCAGACTTTACGGTATCTACAAACATGATACCAGACCTTGGTGCATTAAAAGATATTCCGGTTATTCTTAATAGTGTTTCAAATGATATACAGTATGAGGGAGATTTTGATTCCGTAAGATACGTTAATTGGACTCTTAACTTTACAATGAAGATGTATTACTATGGTCCAATTTCTTATCCAAAGATTATTCGTACCGTTTATGCAAATATCTGGAACGATCCAAGTTTACAGACTGGATATATCACAAGGATAAATACATCAAACGCAAACGGTGTATTTAAATTAAACGATACTGTGTTTCAAGGTAATAGTTATTATACTGCAACTGCTACAGGTATTGTTGTAAACTATAACAGTCAACTTAATCAGCTGGTATTAGGTGCAGTCCAGGGAAATTTTAAGGTTAATAATGCTATTCATGCGGTTTCAACCAATGGCGTTTGTACCTTAGAATCATTCTTCGCAAAACCACTTAAACTAGCAGAAATTGTTATTACACCAGATCCTATTGATGCAAATCCAACGGATGATTATGGTTACACAACAGAAATCACCGAGTGGCCTCAAACAGAATTATAAATAGGTAAACAAACAGCGGAAAAGGCAAAATGGCACAAGCAACAATTAACATAGGAACATCACCAAATGACGGTACTGGTGATACACTAAGAACATCATTTACTAAAATTAATGAAAACTTTGGTGAGTTATATGTTTCTATGGAAAACTCAGCCAATGCTATAAGTCTTTTCACTAATAACATTTATGGTTGGGAAGATACAATTAGTTTGTTTAATCATGAACTAAGCAATGCTTATATTCTAATAAATATCAACTTTACCACCACAAATGCGGCATATAATATGCTAAACTCGGCATATTTTACAACCAACTCTGCATATGCTGTAGTAAATGCTGCCTTTGGTGTTGCTAATGCTGCTTTACCAAATGCTACAGGATCTGTATTTACAGGAACATTATATTTCCCATCAGGTAATATTGGAATTGGTACCACAACAGCCGCAACTCCTTTAACAATCAATCAAGGTGGTGTTACACCAGTTGCTCTTTACGGTGACTTGATTGACGCTGAAGGTACACAAAACAATACAGTTCAAATTCAAGTTCGTAATGCTTCTAATGGTGTAAACTCATCAACCGATTTTGTAGCTACATCAGATAATGGTACAGATACAACAAACTATATTGATCTAGGTATCAATAGTTCTAATTATAGTCTTCCAACTTGGACTATTAATGGTAAAAATGATGGATATCTTTATACATCAGATAGTAACTTATCAATCGGTACAGCCAATTCCACATCACTTAATAAATTTATTAACTTCTTCGTAAATGGATCATTATCATCAAATGAAGCAATGCGTATTCAAGGTTATTCTGGTGGTGCAAATGTTGGTATTGGTACAACAAATCCACAACAAAAATTAGACGTTAATGGATCTATCAACGTTTCAAATTCAGTAATAGTATCTAACGGTTTTTATACTAAAGGAATTTATAACGGTTCTTATGCTGATGGTATTGTTGTAGAGTATGCAAACGGTAATGGTAGAATATCTGTTGGTGCTGGTGATAATGTTACTTTTTACAGTGGTGGTACCGCAAATATTGCTACATTGACAATATCACCTTATGGAACGGTTAACGTAAATTCAGCAACACTTATTGTTTCAGGTCAAAATGTTCTTGCTTCAATTATTTCTGCTAATAATTATTCAGGCCAAATGTCAAATAGTGTTAATGCTTGGGCTAATACAGTTGGTATATCGGGTAATGCATATGCTAACCTAGTAGGTACTTCAGGAAATAATTGGTCTAATGTTTATGCCAATACAGTTGGTACCAATGCTAATAACTGGTCTAATGTCTATTCCAATACAGTTGGTACCAATGCTAATAACTGGTCCAATACTTATGCCAATACAGTTGGTACCAATGCTAATAACTGGAGCAATACAAAACTTTCTAATACTGATAATATGGTATTTAATGGTAATCTATTTGCAGCAAATGGCTTTATTGCTAATAACGGTTTTTATAGCAGCAATAATTTTAATGGTACATATACCGATGGTATTGTTGTTGATTATGTAACCGGTAATGGTCGTATCAGTGTAGGTCCATCTGATGGTATTACTTTTTATAATGGTAACGTTGCTAATACAATGTTGTTGTCAATTTCTTCTACTGGAACTCTTAACGTAAATTCATCAACACTTCTGGTTGGTGGAACAAACGTTTTAGCAACCTTTATTTCAGCAGGAGCAAATTCTAATAACTGGTCGAATGTTTATGCCAATACAGTTGGTACTAATGCCAATACTTATGCCGGATATATATCAAATAACCGAGCAATATTAGCAAAAACAGCATCTTATAACGTTGCTATTACAGATGTTGGATCAGTAGTTGCTGCTACAGGTACAATTTATGTACCAAATGCTGTGTTTTCTGCCGGCAATACAATGTATATTTTTAATAACACATCAACTTCAATTACTATTGCCAATAACATTGGTGTATCACTAAGAGCAGGTGGACTTACCACCGGTAATAGAACATTAGCAGCAAATGGACTAGCATATTTAATATGCGTTCAAGGTATTGAATCGGGTGGTAACACATTTGTAATGTCTGGAACTGGATTAACCTAACAGAATGATAATATTATGGGACTTGAAAAGAACTTATCAGATGCCTTAGGCGTTGACCACGAAACTCCTGTTGTACCTAAACAGGAAGTAATACCATATGAGCCTTTACAAACACATTCTGATGCTGAAGAGGACTACCTTTTAGCTAGAAAAACTCTTCGTAACCTTATTGAAAAAGGTAATGATGCCATTGAAGAAATATCACAGATTGCTAGACAACAAGAATCTGCAAGAGGATTTGAAGTTGTATCTACTTTAATCAAGACCGTTGGTGAAACCACTAAAGACCTATATAACCTTCAGAAAATGACTAAAGACCTTAAAGGCCCTGACCCTGAATCGGATCCCCGCAAAAAGAATACAGATAGTAATATATCGGTAGAAAATGCTGTTTTTGTAGGTTCAACCGCAGAATTATTATCAGCATTAAAGAAGAAACAGGAAGAAGATGGCAAGGACGCCTTACAGCTACCAAAATAATCCAAATTTACCTAACGAACAATACCGCCACGCCTTCACACAAAAAGAATTAGATGAATATCTTAAATGTGCGGAAGATCCGGTATACTTTGCTCGTAAGTATATTCGTATTATCAATGTTGATCGTGGTTTGATTCCATTTGATATGTGGGACTTTCAAGAAAAGATGCTACAGACATTCCATGCCAACCGTTTTTCTATTTGTAAACTACCACGACAGGTAGGTAAGTCTACCACATCTGTGGCATATATTTTACATCAAGTATTGTTTAACGAACAGTTTGTGGTTGCCATTCTTGCTAACCGTGCACCTACAGCTCGTGAGTTGTTAGGTAAATTGAAGCTAGCATTTGAGTATTTACCTATGTTTCTTAAACAAGGTATTAAAGAATGGAATAAGGGATCTATATGGCTAGCAAATGGTTCAAGAGTTCTAGCAGATTCCACCTCTGGATCATCTGTTCGTGGTTTTTCGTTCAATCTAATCTTTTTGGATGAGTTTGCGTTCGTACCTAATAACATTGCCGAAGAGTTCTTTAACTCAACCTATCCTACTATTTCATCCGGTCAAAGTTCTAAGGTTGTTATAGTTTCTACACCAAATGGAATGAATCTTTTCTATAAGATGTGGCAAAAAGCAGTTGATAAAACTAGCACCTATATTCCTATTGAAATCCATTGGTCTATGGTACCTGGTAGAGATGCCAAGTGGGCCGAAGAAACTATACGAAACACCAGCCAAAGGCAGTTTGATCAAGAGTTTGGTTGTGAGTTCTTAGGATCGTCTAATACTCTTATTAATGGTGCTAAACTCGCAACATTACATTGGAAAGAACCTATTGCTCGTATGGAATGTATGGATATCTTTGAACAACCGATTCCAAAGCATACGTATGTTTTAACTGCGGATGTATCGGAAGGTCAAGGATTAGATTACTCATCATTCTCCATATTTGATGTTACAGAAATACCATATCGACAGGTTGCTAAATACCGTAATAATGCAATTAGTCCTATGCTCCTTCCAGCGGTTATTTATTCAGCCGCGATGAAATATAATGAGGCATTTGTCCTTGTTGAAATTAATTCAATCGGATTACAGGTGGTCGACATATTACATTATGAATTGGAATATGAAAACCTTTTGAAATTCCAAGTAAAGGGTAAACAAGGAACACAGGCATCCGGTGGTTTTTCTGCCGGTAAAAATAGATTGGCCTTTGGTTTAAGAATAACTCCGCAATCCAAGATGATTGGTTGTGCTAACCTAAAGACCTTGATTGAGAATGATAAACTTATACTAAACGATGAAGATACCATAACAGAGTTATTTTCATTCTCTGCCAACAAGAAAACCTTTATGGCAGAGGAAGGTTCTAATGATGACCTTGCTATGACTTTGGTTCATTTTGGTTGGTTGACTGCACAGAAACTATTTAAAGAAACAGTTTCTAATGATATAAGGTATGTTTTACAGAAAGAAATCTCCTATCTAGAAGATGTTCAGAATGTACCTTTTGGATTTATTGATAATGGTATAGATGATCCTGCTCCTGAAGTGGATAACAGTGGAGATAGATGGTTGACCGTTGATAAAGAAGGTCTTTACATCAATCCTAATTGGGATCCACGTTTGTAATGGAAAATATCAAAACACTAAATAAGTAGAAATGGATATCTCAAACCATTCCAACCTATCAAAGGAGTAAAAAATGGCAAATCTACTTTCACCTGGCGTAGCTTGGTCGGAAATTGATCTAACTACAATTGTACCAGGACTATCTACTACAGTAGGAGGTTTAGCCGGCGTATTTAATTGGGGTCCAGTAAATGAACTTAAAACAATTGGAAATGAAATTGACCTAGTAAATACTTTCGGTCAACCAGATCAAAATACCTATACCTCGTTTTTCACCGCAGCAAGTTTTTTATCTTATACACAAAATCTATTGGTAGTTCGTGCTGCTGATTTGAACAGAACAAATAATGCTACATCAGGAAGTCAATCAATTGTAATTCCTAATCAAAATGTTTATGAAATAAACTATATGAATCTTTCGGCTCCTGCTAATACAGGTATGTTTGCTGCTCGTTATCCAAGTGATCAAGGTAACGGACTTGAAGTTTCAATTTGGGCATCAGCAAATAATCTGGCGTTTTCTTCATGGAGTTATTCACCAAACTTTAATGGTCCTACATCAACATCTAATTGGACCGCTGCAAGGGGTGGTGCAAACGACGAAATGCATATTGTTGTTGTTGATACTCTAGGAACATTTTCTGCTACACCAAACACAGTTTTAGAAAGATATTCATACGTTTCTAAAGCAGTTGATGCCACAAATGATGATGGAACATCAAACTATTATGTAAATGTTATCAATAGTCAGTCAAAATATATTTACATTTTACATGCTGCACAAGTTCAAAGCGGAAATGCTTGGGTTTCTGACACATCAACATGGGGAATGATGGCAGCAAATACTAATTTTACTGAAGGTCATAACTCATATACTGCAACATTATCAAATGGTTCAGTTTCAACTGTATCAACTGCTGCACGAACATCTGCTTATCAATATTTTTTAAGTGCAGATGAAGCACCTATTTCACTATTGATGATGGGTTCCGCAGAACCTACTGTTACTGAGTGGGTTCTTAGTAACATTACAAGTGTTCGTAAAGATCACGTTCTGTTTGTTTCACCTCAATTTACAGATGTTGTTAATAACCTAGGTAATGAGACAACATCAATAATTACCACAAGAGACCTTTTTGGTTCATCTTCATACGTAGTTATGGATTCAGGTTGGAAAAAAGAGTTTGACAAGTATAACAATGTTTATCGTTGGATTCCACTAAACGGTGATATTGCTGGACTTTGCGCACAGACAGACTATACCAATGCTTCTTGGTGGTCTCCTGCTGGTCTAAATCGTGGACTAATTAAAAATGTTACTCAACTTGCTTGGAGTCCATCTCAAGCTGATAGAGATAACCTTTATTCAAACTCTGTTAATCCTGTTGTTAATATGATGGGAGTTGGTCCGGTTCTTTATGGTGATAAAACCATGACTGCTAAGCCATCTGCTTTTGATCGTATCAACGTTCGTAGATTGTTTATCACATTAGAACAATCAATCTCTCGAGCTGCTAAGTATTCACTATTTGAGTTCAATGATGACTTTACAAGAGCGCAGTTTATTGCACTAGTAGATCCTTTCCTTCGTAATATTAAGGGTCAAAGAGGTATCTTCGATTATCAAATCGTTTGCGATACCACTAACAATACACCAGAAGTCATCGACCGTAACCAGTTCGTTGGTGATATCTATATTAAACCAGCTCGCGCAATTAACTATATTCAGTTGAACTTTATTGCCGTTGGTACAGGAGTTGCCTTCTCCGAAGTTGTTGGTAAAACAGGCGCCTAATTAGGAAAAGGAGAAAACTAAAATGCCATTCGACGTTCAACAATTTAGAGCAAGCTTACGTGATGACGGCGCACGTGCCAGTCTATTTGACATATCAATGAATATGCCTCCTGCACCAGGAATTACATCACTCGCTTCTGGTGCTATTAACTTCAAGGCAAGAGCATCTTCACTACCTGGAGACGCAATTTCTTCTATCAGTGTTTCTTACTTTGGTCGTGAGATTAAAGTTGCTGGTACAAGAACATTTCCAGATTGGTCGTTCACTGTTATTAACGATGAGAACTTCCTTATCCGTAATAACCTCGAACTTTGGATGAATGCCCTCAATTCTCATGTAGGTAACCTTCGTAATCCTATTCTTGAGACAATGGCTACTTATCAGACCGATGCTATAGTCACACAGTATGCAAAAACAGGTCAGATCATTAAGCAATATTTAATGGTTGGATGTTTTCCAACTGATGTTGCTGCTATTGATCTTGATTGGGCATCAGGTGATCAGATTGAAGAGTTTACTGTTACATTTGCCTATCAGTGGTGGGAATCAGCGTTCCCTATTAGAACTACAGATATTTCTGGCGCTTAATTTGTAACATAAATATAACTAGACCCGTGGAAAAAAACTCCACGGGTCTTCAATCAGTTAAAGGACCGCATAGTGAAATTATTTGGCTTTGAAATTGGAACTCCCAAAAAGTTAGAAGATGCACAACTAGAGCAACCTAAAGCAAAAACATTTACACTGCCTCAAAATGACGATGGCGCAGTAACGGTTGCTGGTGCAGGATATTACGGCACATACGTTGACCTCGATGGTACTTTCCGAAACGAAACACAATTAATCACAAAATACCGAGAACTTGCTATTCAGCCTGAAATGGAAACAGCCATTGATGAAATTGTCAATGAAGCAATCGTTATTGAAGATGGTGGTCAATGTGTTGAAATAAATATGGATGAACTTAAAGTTCCTAATCAAATCAAAAAACGTATTGAAGATGAGTTTAATTTAGTCCTTAAACTTCTTAACTTTAATAATATGGGTCATGATATCTTTCGTAGATATTATGTTGATGGTCGTTTATTCTATCATATTGTCATTGATGAAACTAATACAATGGCAGGTATTCAAGAATTAAAATATGTAGATCCTCGTCGTATTCGTAAGATCCGAGAAATCCAAAAAATGCGTGATCCGAATACAGGTGTAGAACTAATCAAAAAACAGATTGAATATTATCTCTACAACGAAAGAGGTATGATTGGTTCTGGTTCTAACTTGGGTTCTAAGATTGCTCCAGATTCCATCATAAACGTCAATTCAGGTCTTATGGATCCAAAACAGACCATGGTCCTTTCCTATCTTCATAAGGCTATTAAACCATTTAACAACCTACGTATGGTTGAAGATGCAACCGTCATTTATCGCCTCTCCAGAGCACCGGAGCGTCGTGTATTCTACATTGACGTAGGTAATATGCCAACTG